TGGTAACCTATCTGTAACCATCCACGTTCTCTATGCCATCTATCAATTTCTTTTGCTCCGATAGATTGTGAAGGTCTTGTTTGTGAACAATGTATCACAATAAATTTAGTTGATAATCTTGCCATTTTGTTTCTCCTTAATTTCTTTTAACCAATTGTCTGGTAATGTTTTCTTTGTTGAATGAATGCAGTGGTATTTAAAACCAAATAGGTCACACCACTTGCCATAAGTTGTTTTACTTTTCTTACCTATTCTTGTTTTTGAATTTGAGAATATAAATCGAATATCATATTCAGGATGTTGTGCTCGTATGAGCTTATGTTTCTTTCTATCTGCTGAATTAAAAGCACCTTTAGCTTCCACTATAAAGGATTGCTTTATTGGGAAATCAGGTGTGTAAAATTTCTTTTGAGTTGGTTGGTCGAAAGTTATTCTCAGAGTTTCATATGAGAATGAAACATCTTTAGAAAGAAGAAAGGAATGAATAACTTCTTCCAACCCACTCTTTAACTTAACCTTTTCAGAAATCCGTACTGTTTTGTACTGGTGTCTTCTCATTTGACGTTTCTGACGTTGAAGGATTAGGTGTTTCGAACCCAACTTCTTCTTTAAATAAATGAGAAGAAGATGTGTCCTTGCCTTCAACAAGTTTAAGTATTTGAACAGCTTTAAGTCTTGCTGATACTCCTGCCCCTATTGCAGGTACATAATAAGGTGCTAATTGGTAAGCAATTTTTCCCTCGCTACCACCCCAGATTACAGTTCCATTTGTAATTGGTCGCTTCTTACTATCTAAAAGTAATGGTCTTTGAGTAAACCTTTCTTTGGTTTTCCCGTTAGTACCACTAGCTTTCATTTTAAATTTGAAGAAGACATTATCTCCTTCAACAGTATAAGGCTTGGGAGCTTCTTTTATTTTCTTACCCTTAGTTTTTTTCTCTGCGTCAGCTAGACTGTCTTCCAATGCTTTATCGAATTCTTTAAGCATATCTGAAGCATCTGATTTGCTGACCTTAAGAGTAACTTTATATTCACCATCTGCATTAAATTTTACATCTGGACGAACTAGGTGAGGATAAATAAAAGACCCTGCTACACTGATTTTTGTTGTATTTATAGACATATATTAAACTCCTTTTGTTGATTGTTTAGTATGTCTATAGTGGTACTTATCTACACATGTGCAGACAATTTTTTAGATACAAAAAAAGACACTGTCTTTCACTAAAGCCAAATCCAAGTCACCCTTCACTGGAAGTGGTGGGAATTTACTTTGGTTTTTAGGTGATAACATTGCATACATTTCATCTGCCCAATTCTTCAAGACATCTTGTTCATATATTTCACAAAAGGCTTCTCTAACTGCTTTCGCCATTTTAGTATACTCAGGTGCAAGAACTCCAAAGCTGTCATGTATCATACAGAAATTTTCTATTCCCATTTCATGTCCTTTATTAATTGCCAACTGCATCACACACGCATCTAAACTATGGACAAAATTAGGAGCTACAGCTTGGGCGGTATCTCTTTTGGAAATTCTATCGGTATCATGAAGAACAGATAATTTAATTACACTGTCACCCATCTTAGTTTTTACTCTCTTACTTTCAGTTTCAAAACTCCACATTTGAATTGGAAGATTAAGTGGGGTTGTCCAAGACACAGGTAAATTTTCAGATGCCACAAGTCTTGCAACTTTCTGAAGAAACTGCATCACTTCCCTAGCACCAACAATAACTTCATCTATACTTTGCCATACTATAGGCATTAGGTACTGAGATGCTTTAAACAAATCACTTGTAAATGGATGTGGTATATTGCTGTCTTGTAATTCTTTTAACACAAATTCTTCTAAATATTTTCTACAAGAATATCTTGTTAAGGAATAGGATTTACACATCACTGGTTTTTTTACAGTTTTTCTACTGATGAAATACTCATACCAAAGTTGAGCATATGGATAGTCATTATATCTTTTTATTTTATCTTTATGCTTTGTGTCTGGTCTTGGAAAATCTTTGTACTGTTTAAGTTTCTCCATTACTTTAACTGCAACTTCTGCATAGACATCATGGGGTTTATTAGATGGAATTAAGTTTGTAGCTTTTCCCCCAATAGGGTCTCTCAGCATAGCGGAATAATGTTGAAGTCCCGAATTTGAACAATCAGCTTGTATGGGTAATGTTGTTATAAAGTCTGGGTCATAACCTTCTTCGGCAAATGCTTTATATTCCATTGCCCATGCTAAGAAAGTGAATGCTTTACCTGCTCTATCCCACCAAGTATCATTTAATGGGTCAGAAGCAGTAGCAATTATTCGTTCACTATTTTTATGTACCCAATCTATTCGGACTTGTATTGGTTCTTTATCCACTTCACCAAAAAGATTAGCACCATAGATAGCAAATATATCAAAGTTCTCATTCGTTCCCATCTTCTGACCAAACTTAAACTTCATAAGTGCCCTAGCATAATCTGCTGACTGTGGTTCAAACATCGCAGGAACGGGGTAGAGCCTTCCGCGAAAATCACTTTGTATCGGAAAATAAAAACTTCTCTTTAAACGTCTATAAAGTTCAACAATAGTTTTTATTCGTTGAACCTGTAGAAATTTACTTTCTTGTTTAGCCTTTCGATGCCAAACAGTTTTAGCCATCTTTTTCCATTTAATTTTAGCATCTACATTCGTAGCTATATCATGAGGTTTAGGTGGAAATTCTATGGTATCAGGATTAACTGGAAGTTTTCCAAATGGAATATTATGATTTAAACAGTGGGCAAAAACTTGATAAACAGGTTCATTAACAACCCATTCAGTTCTTTGAAGTATATCTACCGCATCATAAAACATTGGCATCTCATGCCCTCTATCTTTGATTTCTTCAAGGTATTTTCTATTGCTTGATTTGATTAAGTTATAATGCATGTTAGTTATTCTCCTTTTTATTTTTAGTTACAATTGATTTAACTTCTGCCACTGTATTTTCTTGATTATATTTTTTGGCATAATAGCCACCTCTAAAAGGTGACCTATTCCAATCAAGCGGTGGCATTATCATTGGCAAGAAATCAGGATACATAGCTTCATTCATAGTGTTGAAGTCCTTAATTTCTCTAAGTAATTTAGGTGTAGAATTCACATAATAGATAGATTTATTCTTACCTTTTCTAACTAGAACTACTCTGATTAATCCTAATTTTTCACAGTAATGAATAAGTTCTGTACCTATATGAAGTTTACTTTCTTTATCCCACTTTTCCCAAACCAATTCTTTGCGGTTCATCCAGTAAATAAAAACATTTTTCTTATATAAATATTTACTTTTCTTTTGGGGTAGACCTATTCCTTTATTAAGTTTTTTAGATAACCTTGTAAAAGTTTCTCTATCCTTATCTTGAAAATAAGTCAGTCTTGCTTCTAGTTCTAAAGCTGTACCTATGGCTATGGATAATCTATTTAAAGTGTGATTTCTGCTTATGCCATTAATAACATTCTTTAAAACAATCAAAGAAACAGCATCCCAGTTACTAGGATTTTTAATATAGACCTGTTCATTAAAAGCTAGTTCACTTAGACACTGACATATTAATCTGAAAGATGTTCTGTGTCTGCCAGAATTTCCCCCTAGCATCTTAACAACATCATCATTTATCAGAACAGATAATTTAGAAATGTACTTTGCTTGGTATTGTAAACCATACAATGTTGTACTTTCTTGTGATTTCTCAACTGCTGCTTCTTGTCTCTTTTTGTATTTTTTAAGACCCTCTCTCAGCATATGAGTATCTTCTAGTTCCAATTCTTCTTGGATTTGAGTGGTGTAATCTTTATCGTTTTTATGCTTACCGCCCACACCTACACGTATAAGTTCCCTTATTTGTTGCTGTAAAAGGTCAGCTTGTTGTTGTTGTATTGTCATCTTTTGTTCCTATTTGTATGCACCTGTGCATAGTCGCATGTCCAAGTTGCTTAAGTTGCTTGGAATTATGCACATGTGTAGATATTGATTTTTGATAGATTGGTAGCGTGTTTGCTACATTATATGCACATGTGAATGTATGAGAAAGATGACACTTTTTCCTAAGTCTATCGTACTGCGAAAAACTTAAGAGCAGTGCCACCTTCCCCCCTTCACTCATGCAACATTCGTCATTAATGCGACCAATGATGTTACAAAGCATTTTGAGAAAAATATCACTAGACTTAAAAAAGTGCAAACTAACTGCACTTGTGTTCCAGTCGAGTGCGTCTTTCATTCCTGCTTTTACTAATGCAACATTCATTTTAATGCAACAAATGATACGACCAGAGTATTCCCCTTTCTGTTGGTGGGCGATTTCGGACTTGAACCGAAAAGGATTGCTCCGCCAGGTCCTAAACCTGGTGCGTTTGCCAATTTCGCCAATCGCCCTATTAATTTCAACAGATATACTCATTCGTATATATTACTTCAACCTACTTATTTTTAGAATTGTGTCCAATCATAGAAGCTTTTTTCTTTTCTTCTTCTTCCATTAATTTTCTACATTCTTGGTTATAGACCTCTAGGACATTAACTGCTTTGCCCATAAGTTTAGGACTACTCTTTGCGTCGTAAGTAAATGATGTCACAATAGATTTGT